CGCACGCTCCCTGACACGGCACGCACTGCCCGCTGCTGCACCCGCAGCCAGTCGCACAATCCGCAACGCCGTTCGGACACGGGCCAGAGCACTTGCCGCAGCAGCACGCCGCGCCGCTCGCAAGCGCGCCGCCCTGCAACAGCAACGCACCGCCTTGATTGATGAGTGCCATTACTGAGCCGCCGTGGAGCAAGTGGTGACCGTGATAGCCACGGTAGTCGCCGTGCCGGGGAAGAACACGCCGATGCTGCGACGGGAGAATGTGAGTGACGTGTCGCTGAGAGTCGCGCCGCTGAGAACAGTTTCCATTGACACTGGGAGCGACCAGAAAGAGGATGTGTTAATCGACGCGAATGCCGCGAACGGCAGCGTGTGGAAGCGTATCGACTGATTGACGGCCGTGACGGATGTGAATGCGTGATTGACGTGCCATTGCCATTGAATCAGATACCACGCAGTTCCATCTTTTGCGACGGCGCAGTCGCGACTGTCTGTCGTCTGTATTGGAAAGAACAGGTTTGTGACATTAATCGTATTCGGAGTGTTGGGCTGATATTTGATGCTCACCGTCTTGTCGGTGCCGAGCTGCCACGCGCCAGTGAACGTGCAAATCCGAAAGACCTTGTCGCGCCCCTGTGGCATCATCTCCTGATGGACGGCCCGCGTCTTCGGCCCCGACTGCTGATCCATCATCCCGTCAACCCGCGTGATCGTTTCACGCAGCTTGTCACGCAGGCCCGGCCCGATGAAGTAGCGATCTTGCGGCATGGGCGTCAGTAAAGCCTGAGATTGAGCGTTGTCTTGAAGTCGATCTCTTCTGTCACCTTGTACCGCTTGATGATAACCTTCGGGTTGGCGGTGCTGGACCGCGGCGTCCCGTCGTCGTTGAGAGGGATCGGCGAAGCACACGGCAACTGCGACGCGCCGCCAGTTTGGTATTCGTGGACGAGGATCATGCCGCGAACTTTCCGGCCGTTGGTGCCTGCGACGAGGTCTGGGTCGTCGGGCCAATTTTTGATTTTGTAGTCCTCGTGGGCGAGCAGGAGACTCCCTATCTCATGAACGCCGCCGCCGAGCGCGCTTTCGCTGTTGATGATGTTCAGGCCGGTCTGGGGAACCGCGATGTCCCACCCAACGTCGGTTTCTTGGTTGTCGTTGTTGCCGATCCGAAGGCCCGCAACGCGGTTTCTGCGAAACGCGAACTCGTAGGTCACGGTCCACCCCCTGTAGAGGATGACTCCGTACTGCTCGACGAACGGCCGCGACTGGACGCTGCGGAGCATCACCGTCCTGCGGGGGCAGGAAAGCGTGCCGAGCGTCAGCGTGTTCTGGTTCGTCTTGCCGACGTGGAGAACGTGCCGCGTTGGGTCTTGAAACTCGTACTGCTCGACGGAAATGGTGACGATCGGCTCCAGCTTGGTCACTCCGTCGTACATGTCTCCGGCCGTATTCACGGCGGCCACTTCGCCGCCCACGTTGCCGGACGCATCCGTCACGAGCGCCCACGAATAAGCAGGAACCTCCATCATGGCCGAAGAAACAGACCAATTGGCCGGGCGTATCTCAGGGTTTCTTGATAGCCGGCCGCCGCCACCGCCACCGCCGCTGCTGCCGCCTTCGCCCCCCCACGACACGTCTGCCGAGTAGGTGAAGGTTGCGAGGATGACCATCCGGCTGTCGCCCTCGTACTGCCCCTGGAAGTCGGTGCATCGAAGGCCGGGTTCGGTCGGATGCTCGTTGCCGGCGTAGACTCCACATGCGCCTTGAAGGTCTGTGTATTCGCTCGGGCTGTCGAGCAGAATGCGAAACACGCGGGTCAACGACGCCCCGAAGCCGTCCTCGGATGCCGAGAATTGGTACTGAACGCCAGGGGTTATTTCACTTACGAGACGCGGCATGACCTTTAACCTTCAGTTATGTCCACACGCAGGCGAGAACCTGCCGTGCCGATAGCCTGGTAGGTGCGGCCGCTGGCAAGCCTCGTGATCGCCGGCTCGCCGGCTCGGAGCATGGCGAAGGCGGCGAATGATCCGCCTTCTTGAATTCCGATCTGGACGGTGGCCGCGGTGGCGGTCGAGATGTTTCGCAGGAACGCGATTCCGACCTGTGCCAGGTTCGCCGTGGAGATGTTGATCGCGTTCGTCGAGAGCGTGTATGTGTCGCTCTTGAGTCCGGCGCTTGCCATCGACGCCGTGACGCCGTTGGCCTGAATGCTGCTCGACAGGTAGCCCTTGGAGATGCTGAGTGCGACGTTGTATGAAATGTCTGCCATGTGTGTTCCTTACTTGAGGTCGAGCACGACCCCCATCTTTTGCTCGACCTTGGTCATCTCTTCGAGAATCTTGACGAGGGTTTGGTTTTGTCTTTCAAGCTGGGCGATGTTGACGTTCCTGGCTGCGTCATCTCCACGAAGCAGCCGCGCCAGCTCGCGGGAGCCTTCGCTGGTGGAAACGTCCGCGACATTGAGCGCCGCCCGCGACGGCCCCTGGGCCGCGGCGTTCTGGACGGCGTCGAAGATTTCGGCGATGGCTGGGGCCGCGGAGCGGGCGGCTTCGGAGAAGCTCCGGTTGATGGCTTCATTCGTCTGGTTCCGAAGCTGGTCAAGGCTCTTTCTGGCGTCGTCTCCGATCAGACCATTGGCACCGTCAATGATTGCTTGTGCCGCCTCATCAAATGCGCTGCTGATGTCAAAAACATCATTCTCAATCTGCTCTGCCGCCCGCTGCGCAGGCGACTTCATTAGTTCGCGGCCTCTTGCGACAGAATCTTGGTTCTGGTTGAATCTTTGGTTGCGTATGTCGTTGGCGTCGGCCTGCTGCCGAAGTTGTTGCACGTCTGGCGACGCCTCGGCGAGTTGGCGTAGCCTGCGGCGGTTGTCCTCCAGTTCTGGCCGGAGCCTGTCCTGCGCGTCTGCCTCGTTTGCATTGCGCGGAGCCCTTGCAAGCGATGCTTCAATTTCTTGGATGCGGCGGGCCAACGCGGCGGCCTGTGGGTCTCCTCGGCCTGCGCGGGCTTGGCCCTCAAACTGGCGTATGACTCGCTGAGACTCGGCGTCAATCCTCTGTCGCTCCTGCTCCGTTCTTCGAGCCTCTGCTTCGGCTTGCTGCTGCTGGCGGCGAGCAGCCCGCGCGCGCTGATCGCCAGGCCCAAACTCAGCCTCTGCGGCGTTCGCCGCCCGCCGCTGAGAAGTGGCCCGCCCGCTGGCCTCCTGCTCGACTGTGCGGGCGAGGTCAGTGGCAGCAGACTTCAAGGCGTCGAAGAATGCTCTGGCCTGCTCGGCCGCCTGCTCAAGGATGGGGCCGATGGCCTCGACCTTCTGGAGTTCTATGTTGAATCGATCGATCGCGAGCGTGCCATCGGAAAGCTCGTTCTGAAGCCGCTCAAACTCGCCACGAACAATCGAGCTTGCCGCCTCAAGCTGCGAGACGCCTTCGATGCCCTGCGTTCGCTCCAAGCCTCGGTTCAGGCCGCCGATCAGCCCCTGGCCTCGCTCTGCACCAAGCCTCGCCGATGCGTCGGCAAGCCGCTGGATCGTATTCTCAATGACGGCGAGTTCGCGGGAGAGCCGACTGACCTCTCCTTCGTTGCCACGGCGGGCGGCGACTCCGATCTCGCCACGGACTGCGCGGCGTCGCTCGTCCTGATCGCGGAGTGCGGCCGTGATGCTGCCGCCGCTGGCCTGAACGGCCACACCGGCGTTCTGTGCTGCTCTCCGCTCAATATCGTTGATCTCGCGCCGCACTTCGGCATCGGCGGCGTTTCGTCGCTCGATGAGTCTGCGACGAGTGGCAGCGTTCTGCTCTGTCTCGAGCTGCCTGTCGATCTCGGCGATTCGGCCGCGCTGCTGGGCGATCTGCGGGCTGTTCGCTTCGATGGCGGCGCGGCGGCGTTCTTCCTGCTGCCGCTGGACGGCGGCGATCTGCTCACGCTGCTGTCGCTCGTTCCTGAACCGCTCCGGCTCGCCGGCCTCGGCGATCGACTTCGCTAGGTCGCGGTACACGTCGCGGAGTTGCTCGGCGAGTTGCCGCTGACGCTCAAGGGCGGAATTCGTCGAAGAGAGGGCGTCTCTGAGTTCACGCTGCCGCCGCTCGGCGTCTTCGGTGACGCCAGTCCATTTGATGATGGACGCAACAAGCTGAGCGCCGATGGCGACGGCGATGCCAGCGATAAGCCCCTCTGTGCTTCCCAGCACGAATCCGAGCTGTGAGATGTTATTGCCGGCGGCGCGGATTCGCTGGTCAAGGCCGCCGGTGACAGAGAAGAAGTCCTCGAATGCGAACGCCGCTTGCTGGATGCCGAGACTCAGGTTGGCGAAGCCTTGTCGCCCGACGTCGCCGGCGCGGGCTACGGTTCGGCCGAGTGCTCCGGCGCTGATGCCGCGGGCCGCAGCAGTCGCGCGGACGGCGTCTGCCGTAAGCCGCTGCACCTCCTGGCGAGCCGCCTGCGTGTCGATCGTCCCTCGCCGCATCTGCTCGGAGATCACGGTTCCGAGCCGCGAGATTGCGGCTACGGCAGGGCCGCGAGCAAAGCCAGTGACGTTCGCCAGTTCGCCCTGAAGAATCTGAACCTGCGCCGTGTACCCGCGAAGTTGCTGCGTCTGAAGCGATCCGATGATCGCGTCGCGACTGCCGAAGGAACGACGGAAGTTCAGTGCCTCGGACGCTCTCCCGGCTTCCCGCGTGAGCTGTAGAAGCCGCTGACGCGCAATGTCGATTGCGACGGCAGACTGATTCGGCGCTGCGGCGAGCCGGCGGAACTCAGCCTCGGCAGCCGTGATCGCTGGGATGAACTGCTGCCGCAGGCCGGCGGGGAGCTGGTCGATCTGGCTCTTGACAGAAGTGATGCTGCCGCGGAGTGCGTCGAGCTGGCGATTTGGATCAGTTAGTGCGGCTCCGAGGCCGGCATCGGAACTGCCGCCGAAGCCGGGGGGGAGCGTCGGTCCTTGAGAGCCAGTCGGATTACCTCTAGCCCTAACGTCACCAACCTGCCGCTCGAGTTCCAGAAGAAGCTCAAGCTGCCGCGAGTATCCGGCGCCAGACTGGGCAGCGTTCCTGAACTCGGCGATTGCCTGGTCAAGGTTCACCCTGTCGGCGACGTCGAAGCCTTCGATCGTGGACAAGAGCGAGAAAAACTGCCGGTCAAGGTCTGCAATGCTTCCATCGAAACCGCGAACCGTCCGGTCCCACGCCGTGTCGATGGCGATGATTCGGTCAACGAAGGCGGCGCGAATCCTGTCTGCCGATGCAGCAAGCTGGCCTGAGTCAACATCTATGCTGACTGGCGGATTCAGTGGCGGCGGCGTGAAGCTCTCCCTGGCGCGGCCGGCTAGAGACTCAACAGCCAGGAGCCTGTCTGATGCGGTCTGAATTCTTCGGTCAAGCTCAGTCCACTGCGCGATCTGCTCGCGGAGCGGGTCGATGGACGAGAGCCTAGCCTCTTCTGATGCGATATCCTCAAGCTCTCTGTTGATTTCGCGCAAGCGATTGCGAAGGTCTTCGGCCTCTGGCGTCCTGAAAGCATTCGCGACGGCGACTCGCGCGCGGCGGGCCTGCTCCGGCAGTCCGGCGAACACTTCGGCGATTGGCTGGTTCTGCTGCACTCTCCCGGTTAGGTTCGTCGCAGCGTTGGTGACTGCGTTGCGACGGGAGGCAGCGAACTCTTCCGCTGCCTGCCGCCGAGTTGCGGCGAGTTCTCTCTCTTGGTTGATGAGCCGGTCATTCTCTGCAATCTGCTGCCGCAGGATTGCGTTCTGGCGATTCTGGGCCGCAGTGACCTGCTCTGTCTGCCTTGCGATCTCGTCAAGCCGTCGCACGGCAGCATCCAGCCCAGCCTGCGACTCGCGGATATCAAGCCCCTGCGAACTCAGTCGCTCGATGCGGGCCGTGATCCTGTTGATCTCAGCCTGCGCCTCCTGGGCGTCGGTGATGAGTTGCCGAACCGCTGGGCTTCCTCGAGTCGCCGCAGGCAGCGACGACAGGCCACGCTGGGCCTCGACGAGCCGGTTGATGCTGTCGAACACCTCGGGGCGGGCAAAGGCCAGTCCGTTGGCGTCCTGAAGCGTCAGGAGCTTCTTGGTCAGGTTCGCAGTCTCGTTCAGGCGGCTGATCGAGCCGGTGACCTGCTCGACGCTGCTGGCGAGACGCTGGAAAGTCTCCCGGCCGACTGTTTCGTTCGCGTTGAGTGCGTCGCGGACGGCCAGCACCTCGGCCTTGACGGCCGTCAGGGCCGGCGAGAACTGCCGCTGGACGGCAAATGCCAGGCCGTCGAACTGCTTGGTCGCCGCCGTCAGCGGGTCGGCAAGCTGCCTGGCCGCCAGCGTGAGCTGCTCCAGAGCCTTCGGGTCTATGGGAAGGCTGAAGTTCGCAGACTGCGCTGATCTGAACGTCCGCTGGAGCTTCTCGAACTGCGAGAACATCCCCTCAAACGAACGCTCTGCGTTCTTCGACGCGGCCCTGATGGATGATTCAAGGCGCTTCCCGTATTTGTCGGCTTCATCCCCAGACTTGTTAAACGCCCGCTGCGCATCAGCGGTGTTCACCGTGACGATCGCGGAAATCTTGCCGATGTAGCTCTTCGCCATCGCCGCTCATCCTTGAGGCTTCTGGAGCTTCATCAGCTCGTTGAGCATCTCTTCCTGAGTTTGCCTTGCCGTTTTCACCGCAGGTATGAAAACCTTCTCCTCCGGCAGCCGCTTGTAGTTGCCGGAGGCCGCCATGATCGTTCTCGCCAACCTCGCCGTCTGCCACCACGAGTCAGGGAGCGGCCACCGCTGGTCGTAGGCAATCCATTCGGACAGCTCTTCGGAATCCAGCGAATCAAGCAACTCCCTGACCGTCTTGCCCAGCGCCAACGCTAACCGGAAGAGGAAGCGTCGCTCTGGGCGTTCTGTGAACCTTCCCCCAAGGCATCAACTGCCTCCTGGGTGAAGGCATTGAGTTTCCAGGCCGCGTCGAACACGCGGTTGATCTCGACGCTCGACCGCTCGCCGAGGGCGTCCATATCGGCATCCGACAGGATCGGCTTCCCTTCCTCGTCGCAGAGCGTGAGCACGAGGAACCGCAGGCGGAAGTTCTTCATCTTCTCCTGCGAATACGCCTCCTCGAACTGCTCGCGGGCCTTGCCGCTGATCACGCGGAGGTAGTAGGTGCCACCCCATACCGGGATGTCGATCGCCTGAACCTTGATGTCGTTGGCGTTCAGAAGCCGCTTGCGAAAGTCAATCGCCATGAAAAACTCCTGCTAGGTGTAATCAGTTGGCTTGAGCGTGAACCTCAATCTGAGCAACTCGCCGACCCGCCCCTCGACGGACGCCGATTCGCAAATCACATTCCTTGCGACACTTCCGAGAGGCGTGGTGAAGACGGCTTGACCAGCGACTCCGATCAGGTTTATTGGGTCTGCAAATCCGTATGCCTCGACGTCTATGCTGCCGGTGTCGGTGTACGCGCCGCTCGCCAAATACCACTTTTGGCCGACCGGCGCGCCGCCTGGCGTCATGTCAACGATTTCCGGCGTCGGCCCTTGAACCGCGACGGAAGTGACGTCGTAGACGCCGCCGGCAAAACTGAATGTCGAGTTTTGTGAAAGAGAGAATGGCATTCGTCACACCTTCAGCCTGAACGATGCCGACCCCCGGACGATGTCTCCTACTTGCGCCGTGATGGATGAACTGACACACGTCGCGGCGCCAGAAACCGAGACGCGGCCCGTGACAGACAGGGTTCCAGACGAACTGGCCTGCGGGGCTGACGTGCCGATGAATTCGATCTCAACCGTCTTCGTTCTGTCGCTGCCCGAATCGCCGCCTTCGCCCGTGGGGTCGGGCAGCCAGATCGGAATGTACGGCTCGTAGAAATTCGGGTCGGTCGCCAGCGTGGCGGCAGAGACACGCTGGCGTTGGAGCGAGCGGCCCCCCTCGAAGCCGTCGTTGACGGTGATGCTCGTCGCCGTGTAGGTGACGCCGGCGAACGAGACGTAGGTGCCTTGTGACGATACTCCCGCCATCGCTTACGCGACTCGGAAGGTCGCACTCCCCGAGATGAGGGCGCCGACCGAGCCGCCGATCGAGGCCGACGCGATGGTCGCGTTGCCGCTGAACGACACTGGGCCGGAGATTGAGAGAGAGCCGGAAGTGCCGGCCGTGAGCACGTTCGTCGAGATGTAGTCGCAGGTGACCTCGCGGTCGGTGGCGAATCCGCCGACGTACTCGCGCTTCCCGTTCGCGGCGATTCCAAGGTGCGAGCCGTCGATGAGGTCTTGCGTGTCATTGACCTGAAACGAGGTGACCGTGAGATTGCTGCCACCGAACGAGAAAGTCAGTCCCTGAGCTGAAACGCCGGCCATGTTTGTTGCGCCTCCTTGCGCCTGTTACTAAGTGGCAGATTCCTGCCACCTAATCTGATACAGTTGCCTCACCTCGTATGCTGGCGGCAGTTGCGCGCCGGCCACGGTCGGGTCGAGGAAGTCATCGAGTTCCGATAACAGCCTCATATCTTCAATAGTAGCATTTGCGAGTGTGCCGGTGTGGCCGTCCAAGGCCAGCCGAACCTCGTCGGCAAGCTCTCGGACGCCGTCGTAAGACATCGCCCAAGACGAAATCTGGAGGTTGACAAGAGGCATGAACATCGGCCCAGAAAGCGACGACTCTCGCACGATGTTCGCCCGCTTATAAACGATGAACGGCAGGCTGGCGACGGGCTTGGCCGGCACCGCGATCGGGTAAATCTGAAAGCCGACGAGCCTGGCTACTCCCGGCGTCGAGATCAGCTTCAAGTAGACGTGCTTCTCTGGCGAGATGAGCATCAGAGCCTCTGCATCTGGCGGTTGATGGCATTGGCGAGGAGCGTCTGCACGGCGTTCGCCGAATCCTGAATCGACCTCTCCATCGCGTGCTGGGCGGGCATCGGAGCGATCGTGTCCCCCGGATTCAGCGTGATCGGCCCGAAGTCATGCGGGTAGCCGCTGCCCGCCCGCGCCTGCCGCGTCGGCTCGTTCTTGCTGCCCATGATGAAGTAGTAGCCAACGCCGGCCCGCGCGAACTGCTCGTCGTTCATCGTCTGCGTTCGCTTCATCTTGCCGTTGATGGCCTGATGAATGTTGACGTAGGTGCGGCGGTTCTGCGTGCCTGGACGACGCCGGCCGGTGCCGAACTCGACGAGCCAGGCGTGGTTGCCACTGCCTTCTTCCGGGTCGGAGCCGCGATTGCCGGTGTGCCGCGGGCCGGTGATCGCGACGAAGACGCTGCTGCCGTATACGTCAGTCTTCGTATCGACCGACTTCCGCAGGTTCCCGGTGACGTCGCGGACCTTGTTGATGTAGCTCGCCTTGATCGGCGCGGACGCATTTCTGACCATTCGCCGGAACGTCGCCGTCGAGTCCCTGCCCATCGCGTCGGCGGCCTTGCGGAACGCCGCGGCCAGCTCGTTGACGCCGGTCAGGCGCACCCGCACGAAGGCACTCGCCGACTCCTTGCCGGTCAGGCCGTTGTCGAGAATGCGCGGGATTGTATTAGGCGTCTGGATTGCCATTACTGCATCTCGCGGACGAGCATTTCCATCATTGTGCGGTTCTGCCGCTCCGTCACGCTGGCGATCTCCATCGTTTTTCCTCGCCACACGATTCTGTGCTGGATCGTCACCGATGCCTTGTAGCGGATGATGATCTTGTGGGTGGCGACGACGTTCGCCTGCTGGGCCTGGAGTATGTCGCGGCTCGCCATGCCCTCGACGTAGGCCCAGACAGTGCCGGCGCTCGCCCACGAGAGCGTGACTTCGCCCATCGGACTCCGAATCTCCGTCGGAGCCTGGATGGTCACGCGCTCACCGAGCATCCCGGCCTTGATCACGTTACGGTTCCCTCGCCGATGACGGCGATCTCGTAGGCCACCGTGCCTGCCGATGCGGCGAGCCGCGCGGTGGCGGCCGCGAAACCCGACTCACTTGGGGACACGACGCAGTAGACGCCTCCAGGGGCGATGGCAATCGTGCCGGAGGCGGGGAACGCGGCGAATCCCGGCGACAGGCCGCCGAGGAGCAGACTGCCAGAAGTCGCGGTGTTTCTCACATACACGGCCTTGATCGCGGAGAACGCCACCGTCACCGCGGCGCCGTCGCGAGTGTCGGCCAGGCTGCCCAGGGTGAAGTCGGTCGTCCCTGCGGCGCCGGCCGTGCCTGACTTGCTCCACGCCACCTGTGCCTGGTTCGCCGCCGTGCCGTCGGTGAACAGCATGGCAAACGTGGCCGGCGTGACACGCATCGCTCGCGACAGGTCGCCAGCGGCGGTTTCGTGGGCCACGAGCGATACGGAAACCTGGGCATTCAGCGGCATCGGTCAGTTCCCCATGACGTAGATTTCGTATTGCTCGCCTTGGACGCCGCCGACCCGCAGGATGCTGCCGCCGGATGTAGTCGCAAAGCCGCTCGAGTTCGGGCAGGAAAGCAGGAAGGCGCCGCCCTCGCGAATCGGATAGCCGCGCAGCGTCAGTGAGCCGAGGTTGATCATCGGCGAGAAATTCCAGCCGACGAAGTCCTGCACGAAGTTCCTGAAGTCGGTGCCGCCCCAGCCCGCCGTCATCGCGATGGCCGAGGTGCTCGACAGGTTCTTGAGGCAGATGAGCTTGACGATCGCAATGCCGCTCGTGAGCAGGTCGGTGTCGTCATAGCCCTCGGCCCCGAAAGTGCGGCGGTCGCTCCAGACCTTGGAGCAGTCGCCGACATTGAACGAGAACGAGACAGGATGCTCTGTCAAAGCCTGCGTCAGCCCGGCCTGCTCAGTCTTGGTTGCCAAGACGTTCGCCTGCACCGTCGCCGTGAGGCTCATCGGTAGCCCCCCCAGCCAGAGGCCGCCAGGAGCGTGTGGAACGTCATCGGGATGTTCTGAATCTGGAGATTCGCCGGCGTCACCGGCTCGCGATTCGCATACCAGTGGGCCACCAGAAGCAGGATCAGGTGCTTGAGCGTGGCCGGCACCGTCGAGCCGCTCGAGCCGTAGCCGGCCGTCCACCTGACGAGCACGCTGTTCTCGTCACCACGCACAGCCGGCCAGACGCCGTTGTAGAGCGGGTAGACGCGGCCAGGCGTAGCGTAGACGTCCACCTGAAAAGCGTTCGCCGCGCTCGTGATTGTGTTCTCGGTGCCTCCCTCGTCGCGGTAGACCACAGTCACGGCCTGGGCCTGCATCGGCGGGCGCGGAAGCACGACCTCCCACAGCGGGAAGGCGTCGTAGCGGGCCTCCCACACGGTCGAGATCATCGACACGTCCAGAATGTCCTCGACATAGACCCTGGCCGCGGTGATCAGCGTGGAGATGTAGGCGTCGTCGTCGCTGACATCGACGCGGCAGTGGGCCTTCGCCTCGGCCAATGTCACCGGCTCGACGGCCGGCTCGGTGTGACGCCGAAGGCTGCGGTACTGCGTCAATCCGACCGACGGCGACTGCGGGACAACGTAGACCAACCCATTTCCGGTGATCATTTCGCCAGCCTCTTCCTTGGCTTCGTGTCAATCGCCGCCCGCTCGGCCCGCTGCTCCATGACGGCGGCCTCGATCCGCTCCTCGGCCGGCGCGACGAGGCCGCGGCCGATGTAGAGGCGGGCGATGCCGTCGCCCCAGTCGAACTCCTGACCGGCCTTGTAGCCGCCGAACGACCTGAGAATCTTGACTCTCATTCGATAACCCCCCACGCCTTCGCGGGCGGCTTCCGCTCTGCCCAATACTCCGTCGTGTGCTGCTGAACCTTGGAGCCTTCGGCCTGCCGCGAAGGCCATGTGATCATCAACTCGGCGTGGCCGATGCTGATCTGGGTCGCGATGCCGAGCTTGTTGCCGGCGGCCGTGAACTTTCGCCACATGTAAATGTCTTCGTCGGTGTGATTGCCAGACCACTCGCCGCGCTCATTCGCCTGAGCAAGGAACCACGGCTTCTCCATCTTCTTCAAGGCCGAGGTCTTGATCGGCGTGCAGCCGAAATGCGCGGTGGATACCGGCTGCACGGGCTTGGAGAACCAGGCGTCATCGACGCTCGTCTGCTCGTCCGGCGACTTGCCCTCGAGGGCGAACATGACAGCGTTTGCCTCGCGCTTCGTCTGGAGCGGGGCAAGGGCGTCGTAGCCGCTCCAATAGAGGAGCGTGATCAATGCCTCGACCGTCTTGGCCGTGAAGATGCTGTCGTAGTCGATCGTCAGGATGACGTCATAGTCGTCTATGACGCTCTCCATCGACCTCTGGACGCATTGCCCCCAGAAAGCACCCGTGTGCTTGATGATCGAAATCTTGTGGGGAGTCAGCGCCTGCGAGACGCAGAAGAAATTGTCAGTGAAGCCGAGGCGGGGCGTGCTCATCAGAGCACAGACCTTCACCTCGGCCTCACAACTACCAACACGCAGCATCATGGGAACGCTCCTAAAAGGAGCGGGCGCGCATCCTTGCGCCTTAGTCGGCCATCATGGCCGTCCCGCTTGTACGGGATCAGCCACGAACCAGACCGATGACGCCAGCCTGCGAGGCGTTCTCGGGCGACACCTCGGCACGACCGAGCCGGGCGACGATCGCCACGTTGGCCGAAGCGCCGGGGGTGTAGTTCACCCGCAGGTAACGCTTCTTCGCCTTCGTGTCCACGTCGAGCTTCAGGACGGCGGCGCTGCCGGTGGCAGACACGGCCGGAATCGTGAAACCGCCGGTGCCGCCGCCGACGAGGGCCGTGACGTCGGAGTAGCCGGTGCTCAGGGAGTCCGACTCCTCGACCTTCACCGCGTTGGCGAAGACGGTCGAGGCGTTGCTCGCACGCAGCACCGTGATGCTGGCGTGGTCGTAGCCAAGGGTGTCGATCGTCAGCGTCGCCGTGGCCGTCGAGCCGACGGCTGCGGTGGGCAGTTCAGCGACGACACGATGGTTCTGGGAATGGATCATGCTTCAGGTGCTCCTTGGGATCACGATGCGGCCGACTTGAGGGCGACCACCGGGCCGACCTCGCTCGTCGAGCCGAGGGAGTGATGGTTGATGTCGAACCGCATGGTTCCCTGGAGGAGAACCTGATCAGTCGTGGCGTAGACCTGATCGAACAGCCGCACCGAGAAGTCCCGGCGGCGGGCGTAGATTGAGGACAGGCCGAGGTTGCCGAACAGCACCTTCACCTTGCTCGTGTCGGCGCCGAGGGTGCTGTTCATCACATGCACCATCCGCACCGGATAGCCGAGGAAGGTTTCGCCAGCCGCCGAGCCAAGCTCAGCCACGCTGCCGCCGGCGGCGTACTTCAGGCGAGCGATGCTCGCCGCGTAGCCGGCGGGGCTGACGTACCAGGCGGCCCCATTGCGGGCGTACAGCGGAAGCTTGCCCATCGCACCGAGGAAGTCCTCGATGTCGAGAGTCTCGAAGCCGGTGTTGCCGGTGGCAGCGGTGTGAACCGAAGCCGTGTGGCTGCCGTTGTCGATCTTCGACACGATGCCGCGGATGCCGCCGTAGGTCGAGCTGCCGTCGCCGAGCCAGCCGCACATATCGACGGTGTACGCCAGTGAGGTACTGAACTCCTGTGCACATGCGTCGGCCAACGAGATGAGGGCGTCTTCGACAACCTCGCTCGACATCCGGCAGGCCACGGCGAGCTTCTTCGCCGTCAGGCTGACGTTGCCGTAGGTCGGCTCGCTCTCGGTGATGGCCGAGCCTTCACCGATGAAGTAGGCCGAGGTGCCGGTGAGCCGCTTCGGGATCACCATCGTGTCGCGGGTCATCGTCACCGTCTCGACGCCGCTGGCAGCGAACGTGCCATAGGTTTCGACCAGACGGATCACGCGATTGGCGAACTCCTCGGGGACGAGCGCGCCGCCGGCCGAGTTGCTGCCCTCGTTGAGAACGCGGGCCTCGACGCCGTGATCCCGGCACCACCGGAGATCGTCCGAGTTCTTGAACACGTTGCCGCGAATCCAGCGGCCCATCTTGTATGCCTGCTCGACGGCTTCGGGGCCGTCGTTGAAGGCGCGGAGAGTCGTGTGATGCGGGTAGATCGCCCGAATCTCGGTCTTCCGCTCCTCCGCAGCGGGGGCCGCGGCGGGGGCCGGCGCCGGGGTGGCCTTCTCGACCACCGCACGGAGTTCAGCCTCCTTCGCGGCGAGCTTGCCCTCGAACTCCAGATCGGACTTGACCTTGTCGGCTTCATCGGAAAGCTTCCGAAGCTCCGATGTCTGATCCTCCGAACGCTCGGCCACATCGGCCAGTTCGTTCATCCGAGCGGCCAGAGCCGCAGCACGATCCTGAAGACGCTTGAGGTTGCTCGCCATGTTCGGCCTGCTCCTAACTGAGCCGGCCAGGCGGGCATGACAGATGCGCGACGGCCGGCGGGGTGTTGTTCCCGCAAGCGCGCCGCGCCTTGAATCCTCAAGACACTCGCACTGCTCTCGCGACATCCATCGCGAGCGTTGTATCTACTTGTAGGCTACCGTGCGGACGGTGCGCCGTGCAACGGAGTCGAGAGGATCGCCGCCTTGAGCGCCGCCGCCTTGCCGATGTAGTCGGTGGTATCGACGACGACTTCAGCCGCGCGAGCCGACTCGGCCTCGAGTTGCTTGACCTTACGAGCGGCGAAGTTCTTCGCCGGCGTGCCGCCCCAGAGGAGCCACGCCACGAAACCCGGCTTCTCGGCGCCCGGCGTGTCCCAGCCTGGAGACTTGCTCGCCGACTCGTGCCGCGAAAACCACGCATTCATCTCCCGCACCCAGTCCGGGTTCATCTCTTCGCGGCGGGCGAGGCGATTGGCGCGGGCCACCGTCTCCGGCTTCAATCCGTCGCCGCTCTTGCCCTCCTCGTGGAGCCGCAGGCCGCGCTTCGCCGCCGCGGCCATGCCGGCCGTCGGCTTCAGGCTCACGGCCCGCTCGTCTTCTTCTGCGACCTCTTGGGGGGCGGCGTGAGCCGACAGCTCAGACATCCGCTTGGCGACGAAGAAGTCGGACTCCTCCCACTGCCCATCGTCCGACTCCCAGAGCCGGATCAGCACCGCCGGGTCGTCAGGCGTCGCCTCCATCGGCTCCTGGGAATACTCGCCCAACTGGCCCTCGGCCATGACGTGCTCGACGCGGCCGACGCCGCCGTCCCACGCCACGAAGTCGCCGGGGGCGTGCATCACGGTCGCGGCTCGCGCTTCATCTGCGGCTCCCACCGCTGCGTTTTCGCCGGCTTCGGGCTGCTGCGGAACAGCCCGCGCAGAATCTTCGACCACAGGGATATCCGCTCGCTGCTCATTTGCCATCTCCAGGGCACGCTTGCTGACGTAGGTTTCGGTTGCCAAGTAGGCCGGGGTGTCCACGGGGCCGGCGTCGCCGAGGAACGAAAACCGCTTGATCCGGCGGATCATTCGGCCGTTCAAGTCCTTCGACCACGCTTCGTCCGCCGCGCGGGTACGGAACGCAAAGCTTGATCCACGGCAGTCGCCTCTTTCGATGAGTTCGACGACCGCTGCGGCCGACTTGGGCGGGTCGATCTCATACCGCAGCCCACGCTCATCGACAAACAGTCGCATCGTGCCGCTCGAGGTGCGGCCGATCACCTGGGTGTGATTGTATTTGCCGAAGACGTCTGGGTTCGACCGCATGACATCGTCGAACGCGCCTCGCTCAATGATCTCGACGAAGCCGCCGAGGTCTTGGCTCTCCGATTCAAAGACGGCGGCGTACCCCCGAATAACCGTGCGGCCATTCTGGTCTTCCTTGACTTCAAGCCCCGGCATATCGCCGATCAGGCGTCGCTCAAGTTCGCTCGATCCGTCCATGATCCAGTGACCTCCTCGTAAGACTTGCCACTGCGGTGGCACTCCAGAAGCAAATCCCTCGACTTCTCAATCCAGCCCGTCACGAATCCGTCGATGTCGCGGCCAGTAGCCTCTGCGGCGTCGCACAACTCCGTCCGCATCCGCTGCTCGTGCGTCTCGAGCCAGGCCGCCAACTTGGCCGGCTTGTTTCGTCGCTCCAGAATCCCGTCGGCCTCGATGGCGGCAAGGCGCCGAAGCGTCGAAGTGAAGACGATTTCGGCAGCCGAACGCGATTCGCCGGCGGCGGCCGGATCGGTCGGCACAGGAGCATCCTGCGACTGCGTGGCCGGATCATTGGCAGGCTGCTCAGACGGCATCGTCGGAGCGGCCGTCGGGTTCCCCGGCGTGTAGTTCTCCAGCAGTTGCATATTCACCTGCACGAACCGCTTGTCGCCGCCCTGAATCGGGTTGTAGCCGAGCTGCTGTCGAACCTCGTTCGTGCTGAACACGCCGAGATTCCACATCTCCCGCAGGAAGCTCGCCCTCGCAGCGAAGTCGCCGACGAGCAGCGCCGAGACGTCGAACTGGGCGAAATATCGCTTGTCATCCACGACCAAGTCCCGCCGGCAGGCGGCCTCGAATCGCCGAAGATCAGGCACCAGCGTGAACGTCACGAAGTCGATGGCCTGCTGCTCCACCGACGAATACGACGACTTCGTCAAATCGCCGATCATGTAGGCCGGCACCCGGAAGGCCCGCGCCACTTCCTCGATCTGATGCCGCCGCGTCTCAATCAGACGGTTCGTGTCGTTGTTGACGCTCATCTCCTTGACGTGAGCGCCGTATGGCATGACGGCCGTTTTGTGCGAGTTCTCGGGGCCGCGGTGCATATCCTCCCACTGCTGCCGGAGCCGCTGGAGCGTCTCAGGCTTCATGGGCTGATCGGTTTCAATGACCGTGCCGGCCCGCGCGCCGTTGCCGAAGAACGCGCCGGAGTGCAGCTCGGCGGCCCTCGCAAGGGCGATCGCGTCCCTCATCAAGACCGTCGGGATGTAGCAGTTCACGCCGTCGGGGGAGAGGCCGCGGTAGGCGAAGACCTGATCCTGCCGGTAATACGTCGGAGTCGGGCTATTCGGCTCCGAATAGGCATACCGCAAGCGGCCGTTCTTCAGCCGCTCGGGCTTCATCCGCGACGGGTGCAGCGGGATCAACTGGTCAACGGCGCCGCGCCGGCCAGGCTTGATCCAGGAGTAGCCGACGCCCCAGAGCATCCGCCACGACTGCATCAGCTCCTTGAACTCGAACGCCGTCATCCAGTCGTTCGGCTCATGGGCGAGCACGTCATACAGCGGATGCTCCTCGGCGATCCGCTTGCCGTCGCTCGTCCGCTCGTAGAGCTGGAGCGGCAGGCTTGCGACCGACTCACTGACCACCTTGACGGCCGCCAGGATCGCGCTGCACTGAAGACTCGCCTCCGGCGTGACGTAGATTCCGGCGGTCGTCTTCTTCTGCTCGACCATCTCCTCGAACACGCGGGAGATGCCGCTACGCATTTCGACGATGTCTTCGACGGCTTCGATTTCTGGCATCAGATTACGAGAATGTTGGGTTCGTCATCCTGGCCCTGGGCCTCCGCAGAGCACACGCCCAGCGGCATGATCAAGGCGACAGCCGCGTCGATTCGCCCGGTCGCGTGCGAATGCGGCTTCGTCGGCTTGATATTCCCAGCGTCGTCCTGTTTCACCTGCATATTGCTGATATGTAACGCCAGCGGCGGGTTGCCGCCGTGGCGGATTTTCTGCGACAAAACAAGGGTTTCCAGCAGCTTCGTCGGCGCCGAAAGGCTGGCGTAGCCCTGTCCATACGGCTTGACATCAACCCCCTCATTGACGAGTTGCGTCGTCAAATGAGTGGCATTCCAACGGTCAATGGCAACAGACTTGACCCAGTTCTTCTCGCAAAACGAGAGAACGTAGTCGCGAACCACGTCATAATCCGTCACGTTGCCTTCTGTTAGTGTAACAAAACCATCCTTGGCCCATTGGCGATACGGCGCTTCGTCGCGGTCGGCGCTCTCGTCGGGGATGAAGAGATGGGCCATCACGTCGAACGAGCCATCCTCGTCAGGCCAGATGGCGCAGAACGCCGTCGTGTCGCTGGTGCTCGACAAGTCAAGGCCGCAGTAGCACGGCCGCCCATCGGTCGGACGCAGCGGGGCGTTACACGCCTCCCACTGGCCGGTGCGGAAGAACTTGTTCGCGCCGTTGCTCACCCATTGGTTCAGGTAGAGGGTGCGGAACTTGACCTCCTCCGCGACCGACTCGCGGGCCAGCATCGCCTCGCGCTCCATGAATTCCTTGCGGACGGTGACGCCGTAGTTCGGATTTGCCTTCTTCCACGTCGTTTCCGCGAAGATGTCATCATCCTGATCGGCCGCAAATATGCACGGCAGAAACGTCGGATCGTTGATGATCCCGTCGCGAACCTTGAGCGCCCGCTGCCACTCCTCGTAGCATGGGCCGATGCGGTCCATCCCCGCCGTCGTCACATAGATGACGAGCGGCTCGTCCCGCATTCCCATGCCTGACTCCAGGACATCGACGAGATCGCGGTTCGGCTGAACGTGGTATTCGTCCACGATGACTACGCTCGGATTGAAGCCGTGTTTACCCTTGTGCTCGCTGGAAAGAAACTGGATGGTCGAATTCTTACTGGGGATGACAATCGACCCCTTGAATATCTTCGATCGCCGCTGCAAGCCTGGGCAGGACTCGATGAACCGCGAGGCCGCCGTGAACAGGAGGCTGGCCTGCTTGCGATCGCCGGCCGCGATGAGAATCTGGCCGCCGTCGTCGCCGAAGAAGCCCTCGTAGGCGCCGATTAAGGCGCATGTGGCCGTTTTTCCGGCCTTTCGCGGCACTGCCAGGAGCGACCGCTGGTACTGCCGCCGGCCGTCGGGTCGCTTCGTCTCGTAGAGCCGACGAAGATACTCCTCCTGCCACGGCTGGAGGCCGAAAGGCTCACCCGCGAATCTCCCTTCGCTATGCCGAAGCCACGAAGCGAACTCGCAGATGTCAGGCTTGCTTTCCAAAATACTTGTCAGTTGGGTCGTCAACGACCTTCACCGCGCCGTAGCCCAGGCGGGTGCGATCGGCAGGCGTCAAACCGAGAACCGTCTCGAGCTGGCGTAGTTGTTCGTGGCAGTGGTTGCTCTGGGACTGCCACTTGTTCGGCCTGCTGAAGCGAAGTGAGCCGTCTGGCGCCGTCACCTCGACGTACCCGCAGCCGTCCTTGGCGAGTTGCATCTCGGCCTCACGCCAGCGATCCCAGACGATCGAGTATCGGGCGATCACCTCAAGATCGCTTTCGGCCAGCGTTCCCATTCGCTGCGTGTAACCGCAGACCAGGCGGAACATCTCCTGCGCCGCAGGGCGAAGCCACTCGGGCGGCTCGGGGGGGGCATCGACGGATGTGCCGAGTTCCTCGCGACCTTTGGCTTCGCGGGAGCCTCGCATCGCGAGAATGTGCTTCGGCGTTGGTGCTGGGCCTCTGACCATAGTTGTTGTCCAGTGTAGGGTGTGGGGTTTTTGGCGCACAACGGAGTCGGATTTCGCGGCCAGCGTTTTGGGTATACCGCCACTCGCGTTCGCCCCCC